TGTTGCTTTATTATAGGCTTCTACGAATTTATTGTATTTTATTGAGTATGCTTCATCTAATTCTACATATTGTTTTATTTTTGCATTTCTATCTATAGCGCGTCTTAATTGCTTACTTTCTGTAAAAATACGCTTAGCTAACTTAGACTGTATTTGTGCTACTGTTAATTTAGCCATTAAAAATTCTTATATAAGTCAAGTACTCGTTTAATGTGGTCGGGAAATGCCACACTACTATCTTGACTGCTTGTTCCAGGATTTTGCATAGATGCGCCAGCTAAAGTCTTTCTCTCTTTATACTCATCTTTAAGATAATATGTTACAAGATCAATAATTGCAAGCTTTAGATCTTTTGGAGTATCCTCATATCCTGCATTATAAGTTACTCGAACAGCGCCAGGACCTTTACGCCAAGATCTATACCCTGTTCCCGTAGTTCTATAAATTGTATCGAGAGTTGTATCTACAAAATAATCATTGTCTGCTTCACTTAGTAAAATATAGCTAGATGAGTAGCTTACTCGCTCTTCTACTGAAGATACGGATACTAACGGAGACTCTGTTAACTGAATTACATTAGTATCCCAGTTTATATTTAAAACTTCTACTTTTGAAGTATTATAGTAATCTACAATACTGTTTCCACAATAAGTTTTTACTAATTGACTCACAGACTCAATTAAATAATCAATACGATAGTCATCACGGTTAACTGTTAAGTTTTCCGCATCTTTATATTCCTGTAATGTTATTAAATTCGCCATAGTAATTCAATTAGTAAAAACTTGGGGGAGCGAACTCCCCCAGTTATAAAGATTAAGCTGTTGCTACAACTTTAACCGCTGAACGGTTACCAGCTGCGTCAGCTACGAGCTCATTGAAGCCAAGAGACTGGCTAGCAACGATTACACGACGCTGATTACCAACTTCGTAATCCTGCTCTACAGTTACACCGCGAAGACGTGGGATAACATAGTTACGGAGTGCTACAGCGTAAGCTACAGATGCACCAGCTACTTCAGCTTCGAAGTTATCAGAGATGATTACAGGTGAACCGTAAACCGCACCGATAGTACCAGTTATTTTAGTAGCGATATCTGAACCTACGTCAGTGATATCGGCAAACTCAGGATCAGCAAGCAGATCGTAGTAACGCTTCTGAGAAACGATGTAAGCTACGTCTTCTGGCATAATACCATACTTACCCATGTCCTTACGAGCTTGTAACAACATAGCAGCTGTCAAAGTTGCTGAGTTGCCCGCTGCAAGAGTAGCACCGTCAAGGTCAAGAGCACCACCGCTAGAAGCAGTAGCGAAGCCTTCGATACCAGAGAAAGTACCATTACCATTCAGAATAGCTGAGTCTACAGCGCGAGCGTGTGCACGAGCTACTGAATCAACAAGCATAGGCATTAAGTTGATAAGTACTTCTTCATCAACGTGGTTGTCCATGAAAGTCTGAGAGATCAAACGGTATGCTTGCAATACAACCTGGCTAGCCTGGTAAGTATTTGCAGAAACCTGTGTACGGTTTTCCAAGTTGCCAGCAGTAGCTGCACCAGTCTGCCAAGAAGCAGTGTTGGTATCAGTTTGAATTGGCAATACTTGAGAAGCTGAATTGATTTGAACTTCACGGAACAATTGAGCAGTACGCAAGTTTAATACAATTTCTTTCTCGATTTGACGAGAAACTTCAGTTGCAATGTTAGGATCAGTTGAATCATAAGCCATACCAGCTTTTTCAAATACTGAACGACCGAAGTTAGTACCAGAGATACCCTTACCAGTCATAACACCTAACAAGTGAGCGTGCATGAAGTCTTTACCCCACTTGCTCAAATCGCCGTCACGTGACTCACGATCACCGAATACACGCTTAGATTCACGAATCTTAGCGAGTTCGTCGTTCTTCTCTTCGAGTTGAACTGCAAAACCTTTGATGACTTCATCAATTTTTGCATCTTTCTCGTTAAGTTTTGCTTCAAGGTCTGCCATCAAACGCTCTGCGCCTGACTCAACACCTAGTTTAATAGCTGACTTAACTTCTTCTTCTTGAGCAGCTTTTACTTCTGCTTCTGCAGCAGCTTTAGCAGTTTGCTCTTCTACAGCTTTTTGAGCTGCGGCTTTTTCTTCGGCTTGCTTCATTGCAATCTTAGCAGCAGTTTCTTCTGCTACCTTCTTAGCAAATGCTTCCAAGTCGATTTCTGGAGTATTAACTTCAGACATTTTGATCTCCTTTTGAGCGAGTTCCGCTCCGTCTGGTGAGTCACTAGCTACGCTTGATGCTTTGACATCTTCTTTAGCCAGGAACTGACCGGCTAGATCTTCACGATTGGTTGATTTAAAAGTTTTCTTGAATTCTTCGTACTCTGCCATAGAGTCAAAAGATTTCGAGAGTGAGAAAGTAGCTGCCTGATTGCAAGGAACGGATACAACCGATACTTCAAACAACTCAGCATCCTTAATTTTTAGTCCGTCGGTTTCCTGAATGTAATCAGCATCCTTGACTCGGAAACCAACAGAAAATGCTCCAAGGATACCTTCTTTAACAAGTTGTGCTACGTGATCAGGTGCTGATTTTGAGATTTTTGCTTTAAGCTCTAATCCGTTTTCAGTTACCTTTAACCCCGTTGCGCGTCCAATTGGTTTATCATAGTTATGATTAAACAAAATAATTGGGTTCTTTTCAAAATTTGCTAGTCCACCTTTAGTCCAGGCTTCGGCTGAGATAACATCGTTTGCGCGATCCTTATCTGCAGTACTTGCCATACCGCAGATATGTACGCTACCGTCGTCATCTTCACTAAGAGCTTTAAAGGTAGATGTCAAATTAAAAATCTTTTCCATCTTATTTACCTGCCATTACCGTTGGTTTTTTAACGGGCTTGGGCGCTGGCGTTACTGCTGCCTTTACCTCTTTCACTTCAACAGCAAGTTCCACAGCTGGCTTAGGAGCTGGCTTTGGTGCAAAAAGTTCAGGCTTTGCAATTTGTACAGCTTTTACTGCACGAGTCCAATTGCCATAAGTTTTACGAATTGCACGCGGTAGAACCGGATCTGTTACAAGTTTGATATACCCGCTATAAGTAATCATAGCAGGCAGACTATAATCAGTAAAATCTTTTATTAGTCTATCTAAAATATCTTTTCTTTGCCTTACGGACATTAATTATCTCCTTCGTTATCTTCTACAGGTCTTCCACCTTCAGAAGAGTCAACTGCACTTCCTGCTATATTTGCAGGTATTCTTAATTCGTCATGCCCCTCTATAGGCTCGAAGCCTAATTTAACTCTTGCTTCGTTAGCAGAAATAACACCAGTATTTACTAAAGAAGTATAATACTGAGATTGATCTCGTAATTCTGGCTGAAGAGCAGGAATATTTGTAACGTCTTCAGAAATTTCAAATCCAAAATATCTTTCGAGAGCAAAGTTTAACTTACGAACAATTGGAAGAATAGTTTCTAAGTAATAAAGTCGTAAATTTGGACGAATATTTGCATTATTTCCAGAGTCTAAAAGTATAGGCGGTACGCCAAGAGCTTTTAAAATAATTTTTTCATTTTCAGCAATTGCATTCTGAAAGTCAAGTTCTTTAAAGTTTACGTTTGAAATCTTATCAACTTCAATACCACCATCTAAGATTAGAGGCCGTCGGCCTCCGGCATCTGGCTTATATCGAGCCTGCCAAGATATAAGCATACGCTCTTTAATTTTCTCAGATAGAGTATTGGGGGATTTAAGAACAAGCCCTGGAACTGCACCATTTTTAAAGAAGTTGTCCTGAAAACTACGCATACGCATCATTAGTTGAATTGTTCGAAGCGCAGGACTTAATCGAGGGACTCCACGGTATATAGAGTAAAAAGAATTTTCTTTTACGTGTATAATCTCGCTAGGAGAATAATCGATTCTTTCTTTATAAGTATACTTTTTAACATAAGTTGCATCATCTGCGTGAATAATCATATCTGCTGCTGGCAGGTGATATAGGTGAACTCCGTCAAAATAAATAAATATGTTTCCATCAAGAATCATGTCAATAATAATGTTTCTTCGGAAAGTGTTAATATCTTGAAAGGGGTTTGGTTCCTTATTTAGAAGAAGGTCTATCTTACTTCTTTTAATATTTTTTGCTACGCTTAATCCTTTGTGCTGCATTCCTACTCGTGTAGGAATTTCAGCCGAATCATCTACAATCATGTTTACAGCGCGATTAACAATTTCAATCTCTTCGTATGCGCGCTCATAATTAAATGTAGGCTCACGAGAAGGTTCGATCTTATGATCAAAATAAGGCTGGGCAGGATTTAACTTTTCGCTATAGTCATCATCTATAGCTTTAGTGTTTCCTCCAAATATATTGTTATACCATGCCATGTTTTTCTCGCTGAATCTCTACCCAATTCATTTGTTTTTTCGCAGTTCCTAAACTAGGGTTTCTGCCATAAATTGAGTGCAGTTTTAAATGATGTTCGTGACAGATAGTTACTGTATGTTCGTAAAGCTCTGCCCAGTTTTCTTCGATGAATTCATCTCGCCAAATTACAATGTACTCATCCGTATAGTGCTCTGGACGTATTTTCTGCTTTTCTTTTAACCATTTATCCAATAAAGGACTTAAGCTATAAAAATGGTGAAAGTCTAGCTGAGTAACTTCTCCACAAATGTAACATTCAGATCCTTTTTCATACTTTGACTTTGCTCGATCCCGAATGTACTTAATTTTGTCTCTTTTGAGTTCTTTCATTTTCTATAACCAGAATTATATCGTTTGATAGGTAAATTGTCAAATACTATTTTTCGACTGGTATCTCTAAAAGCCAGAGCTACTAGTTTCAAATGAATATAAGGCGTATC